TCCTTTTTTTGTCAAGCTGCGTGTTGTATTACACTCAGACTAAAGGAGAAATGAAATGGCAAACAGAAGTTTTAACAGGCTACAAGCCTTAGACAAAGAAGTTAAGTTTTTATTCCTTGAAGCTACTATCGGTGCTTCAGGTGCAGCTACTCTTGTAGAAAACAAAAGTGTAGGTATTAAATCTATCTCTCGTACTTCTGCTGGAGAGTATGATATTACTCTTGGAAGTGTAGGTGGAGACGCAGATAAGTATCCTGCATTATTATTTGCTCAAGCAGTTCTTTTAGATGCTGCTGCTATTTCAACAAATGGTGGTATGCAGTTTCAAATAGAAGCTGAAACAGTTAGCTCTGATGGAGTTATCAAACTCTTCGCTATTAGAGATACTGGAGCCGTAGCTGAAATTAGAAACGGAGATGTTCTTAAGATAATGATTGTTGTTAAAAACTCTAACCTTGCCGGAGTCGGTTCAGGTAGCATCTAAGGAGTCTAACAATGATTATGATGGGTCCTAAAAAAGATAAAGGCGGTCTTATGGTCGCCATCATGGAAAA